ACCTAAAAAATTATGATGAATAAAACTCATACACCTACTTCCATTTTTGCAAGAATATATTCTTTGACTAATCCAGAACGAACAATATCTTCAACTCCAAATTCAATAATATCAATTGATGGCATTATACGAAGAACTTTCATAAAATCAACAATCCCATTCTTTTCATTCGTTCTGATTAAATCGGACTGAGTTGCATCACCACAGAACATAATTTTAGAATTTTCACCAACACGAGTGATAATAGAATCTAATTCGTGAAAATTAAGATTTTGGAATTCATCAACAATAATGATTGAATTATCCAAAGTAGTTCCACGAATAAACGATGTGCTCCAAAAACTAATCGTTCCTTGAGTTTTAAGATTACCATAGAGCATTTCAAAGTCTGCATCTGTTGGCATTTCAAACATATACTTTACCATATTCTTATAAGGAATTTGATAAAGTGAAGACTTATCTTCGTGATCTCCAGGAAGGAAACCAATTTCTCTTGTGGCTACGAGTGAACGGACAATGTAAATTTTTTCATATGGAGATTTTTCATCAAGAACATCTTTAAGTGCATTATAAAGTGCAATAAAAGTCTTACCCGTCCCTGCACATCCATAAGCAACAATGTTTTTATCCAATCGGTAAGATCTAAAAAATTCTTCTTGATTGTCAGTGAGAGCTTCAATGTCTCTCATCAAATCTACATTAATTGGTTTCTTCCGTTTCATTTGTTTATTACTCATACCAAAAGGAACAGGTGTTGCGGGTTGATTTCTTTTTCTTGCCATTTACTTTTTAGATTGGTTTTACTTTGGATCCAGGAGCCTTTGATGCTTTGTGTAAAATATCGTTCCACCCAGGATGAGATTTTTTAAGTTTATCATATACCTCTCCAACTTCACCAGATGAGGGACAGGTTGAAGGGTCTGACCAATCCCTATCCCAATCAGAGTTATCTCTTTTCCATTGATCCCAATCGTGAATACTCATTGTCACTTCTTTTTGTTCACCAGTAACTTTATTATAAACAGGGTATGTTGCCAATCTTAATTCTCCATAGTATACAAAAATATTTATTCAATAGTGATGGATGGGGCATCCACACACTCAGCACATCCTTCACGAGTCCAACCAAGTGCCTCAGATACTGCAGGAAATTGGCAGGTAAAGATGCAACGAATCAGTTCTACAATCTCCATATGTTCCTTCTGTGTTCCGTGTGCTGAACGAAGATCAATGTAATGAATCCAAGAACGCACAGAACCCGTCATATAGAGTCTTGTGGGGGTTGCTAAGGGCAGTACAAACCTTGCACACTCTTTTGCCACACCCTTATCCAGAAGACGATTGTAGATGCTCTGAGAGTGTTCAAAAAGCACACGAATATCTTCAAGCAAAACCAATTTCAAATAATCAGGAATATCATCAATACTATTTTGACGATTTTTAGTATCTTGCCTACGAAGTTCGGGGAGAGGAATTGATTTACTTAAAAGTCCAGTATCAGCATATCGTTGAGAAAACTCTTGAAAAGTAAAACTACGATGTCTCAAAATTTGTGCTGCAATACCTCTTGTAGTATTAATCTCAACAGTCATTGAAGCCTGTTCAAAGATACTCCAATGCTGATGCTGAATACAATACTTAAGTAATCCAGAAAACTTTTCATTCTGTTGATTATCTGGATTACTTACCCGAGCACAGTATGCCATATGCTTTTCTGCATCTGGAGTAACACTAATGAGTTTAACTTCTGGTTTCATAAACTCAAATTCATCAATCTGCGTATCCATCGTCATCTTCATAAAAAACTTCGTCGTAATCATTTAAATGTGTGGCAATTTCTTCATATTTGTATGAAGAAGTATCAGAATAAATCTCTGTCTTAAGACAATCAACTAAAGACTCAAGATTTCTTACAATAAGCTTAAGCTTTTCTTTATCCATCTTTATTAACCTCAACAAAGGTAATTATACATAAAAAAAAGAGAGGTGTCAAGCACCTCTCTTAAATTATGCAACTTGTGGTTGCTTTGCCATATTCAGTTGTGCAATTTTAAGAAACTTTTCTTTTTTTGCTTTAAGTTTAAGATAACGAACAAAATAAGTGTTCATTTTTGCCCCTCCTTTACAAACTTAACACCACGATAAGTTTCATTATATTGTTGGGACTGTTGTTGTGCCTGCTGTTGTTGCTGGCGACGAACTTCGGTGTCATATGCGACACCACGATATACGACTTGTGACATTAGGGTTCTCCTTAGTTGTTTAAGTTAAAGAGCGTTCCTTCAGTCGGCTTTTGCGTTCTCTATTTGCGAATAGAGAATGAACGATCCGTTCCGAGTCGGCTTACTTCCGTCCTATCTATTGCACACTTGAATGAAATCCTTTCGGAGTTCTAATAGCAATTGGTCTTCTATCTTTTGATGTACTACATCGTCGTTTTTAACGATGTCCATTAGTTCCCACGATGCGTCGCAACTTATCGTAACTTGATTAGTTTGGGTAAGTTGTGGCGTAGAAATAGAAAGAAGTGGAACCCAGGCCAAGAACAAAAGTGCCTTAGTCATAGGATGAACGTTAGGGGATTATTATACCCCTATTCATCCTATATAGCAAGTTTTATTTTAAAATAGTAGCAATAGATACTAAATGGTATCATTATTATACATAAATGTTCTATTACTAATGACATTTTTTATCAATTCATCAAAAACTTCTCTATTTTTTTCTCTCCAAATAACACCTTTATCATATTCCTTTCTCCACTTTTTTATTTCTAATTCCAACTTTTTCTTTCTTCTCCTTTCCCAAAGAATAGTCATTTGTTTAGAAGAGAAACCTTCCCCACCATCAGTCAAATTTCTTAAAATACCCGTTCCAATATCTTTACGACCTAAGATGTTTATTATATAAATCTCGTGCTTAAAAGCCTCTTCTTCAGTTAAACCAGTTTTCAAGAAAAGTATTCTATTTTTAGGTGGAACTCGTACAGATTTACAATCTCCCTTATAAGCACGATTGTTTATTCCCTTTCCAATATAGTAAGGAGTTCCATCTTCACGCAAATAAGCGTAGGTATAGTATTCCATCTGCTTCTAATTTTGGTTGGCATTAGTATTTATAATAAAAGAGGGCAGATTTCTCCGCCCAACCCTAAAAAGCGCCAACCAATTAGAGCATTATTATTTATTCTTCAATTTTCCAACATCTTTCAAATTTTCCCCTAAGTTCATTTAACTTCATTTCTTCCCAATAAGTTAAAAGATGATCATTTATTTCTTTTTCTTGTGGCGTAAAATCTAAACGATACTTATTTTTAAGTTGAATCAACTTTAACATATCATCCATAAAAGTTGTTGGCATATCCAAAAACTCTTCGTAATTCATCACTCTCCAAGTGTATGAATAACTGGTTTTTCGTTCACCAAAATATGGTATAAGTCTCTATCTTTTGCTGCCGATATGGGAATAAATTCCGTCTCAGGATTAAATTCACCATCACGAATCGCTTGATTGATAACAATAGAACCTTCAACTCCAGAGTATGAACGATGAAATGTCATCTTGGGAATAACTAATGCTCCAGAAGAACGATTTAGATGGATAATATGATATGGATATCTCCATTCTTTATTAACCAATTCAAATGTACGAAGTCCGGACAGAACACGATTGTTATCAATTTGGTGATAGTGAATATAGAACTGCTTTGCTCCTACAATATCATCAGGAGGAGAGATAGCAGGACCAGTATGGCAAACAAGGTCTTGTGCATTAGAACCATCTACAGAAATATCATAGAAAACAACATCTTCAGTCTCACGAAATACTCTGTGTTTTTTAAACGTTACTTCACTCATCAGTCTCTTTGTCGCCAGTCTTCTGGTTTATCTCTTCCCTCTGAGAAGAAATCTACGATGTCATCAACACTTTCAAAACGACGAATTCCTTTGCTATCATTACCAATACCACCAATATCAAGTTGATTTAGAAAGTCATCCAAATCACCCTCTTGCATATCAGGATTTTCTGCTTTTCGTCTTGCCTGACGAAGTATTGTTCCCGCAGAACGATTTGCTTTAGCAAGTTTTTCTGCCCAAATCATATCTTCAAGACTTACTTCTTGATGAAGAACGATTTTCTTACAAATTTCTTCTAGTCGAAGTCTATATTGTGTAGAGAGCATAAGTAATTTTCGTATAGGTGTATTTAGTAATTACGTCTAAA